CCCCCCCTCTCTGCACTCCCCCTGCCTTACTCTGCGTACCCTATTCCACGCTTTCCCTCATGGTAGTGCTTGAGGGTGGGCCACCCCTCATCGTATAGCCTAGCAAGCGCTATGAGCCATTCGTAGTCTTCTCTAGTGGTTTGTATAGTTTGTACCCTTGGTTTTGTACGACTTCTTTGCATAGGTCGATAAATTCCTCATCTGTTAGGTGACCCTTTGCCTGGTTTGCCTCTGTGCATAGGATTTGCAGATTTGCGAGTGTATTGTCCCCGCCCCTTGCTACGGGTACTATATGATCGTATTGATAGTCCTCCGGGTTATCCCAATCGAGTGGGCGGCCCGTTAATGCGCAAGGGAAGTGGTCACCATATTTACTATGTACGTCTTTGAAGTTAAAAGTCATTGATTGTTGGAACTGGTGTGCTTTCTGAGTTATCGACTTCCTTTTTTGCGCTGGTGACTTGTGCTGATACCAAGGTTGTTGTTTTTTCGTTGGGGTACGTGGATGTTTAAATGTCCATACCCGCTTTACGTGTTTCATATTTGGATCGGCATCGAGCCTAGCGTTTATTTTATCCTTAGCTCTTTTCTTCCCACCTGGGGATAGATGGTATGATATGGTAGCCTTTGAACAGTTAAGCGCCTCTGCGATCTTGTTGTATGTATAGCCCTGTGTTCTAAGTTCTACAATCTTACGGGCCAATGCGGTCACTTTGACTCTTCAATGTCTACGACTTTTTGTTCAGATGCATCTGTAGGTTGTTGTTTTACCGACTTTGAAGCACCCTTTAGAATTGTACGTACTTGATCCGGTGACATATCTGATGCCCCTAGTGTAACGTTTGCAGAGGCTGTTATATTTGATGGTCTTCCTGAGACCGTTAAGAACTTCTCCATGAGTATAGCCACTGCATAGGCTAGGTTCTGTGGGGGTATTTGATCGAGTTTTGAATGCAGTGTATTTAATGAGTCTGCAACCATGCGTGAGAGTTTACCATTCACTTGATTTAAGAACTCTTGCTCCGTCATATCTAAGCGGTAGCGCAAGAAGTTTGCGACTGACTGTCTAAGTTCTGGGTCGAGCTTTTTTAGCTCCCTAGCTTCTTGCGTTGCATTTGATTGTTTCGATGCGATTTTCGCTGCTGATTTAATAACTTCGTTTTTTGTCATATCATCTAGAAAGCCCTGTACTTTTTTTGGTTTTCGTCTTCTTGAATATAGTCTTGGCATATTTTTGTCTTTTTGCACATTTTTATTGACTACGCAATACAAATGATTACGAAAGGGGACAAATGGAGGTTAATATTGCAAAGAAGATACTTGAAGAGTCTGGGATAACCCGTGACGAATTTGCAGAGTTATGCGGAGTTAAGCCCGTAACTATGCGAATGACTTTTTACAATGGACGGTTTAGCAAGAAAGCGGTTGCTAAGTTAACGCAATTACGTGGTGACGTAGTTGAACGTAACGAACTTGCTGAAGTTGATAAATTGATTGAAGAAGCACGCTCTGTGAAGGAGGGGATGATTAAGCAGAGCAATGATGAGCGCCAAGGGAAGGTCTATTTAGTCCCCAGAAATCCATATATTAGAATGGTTGAATTTGCAGATGGATCGCATGGACGGTTCAAGGCGCAACCTGGTAGGTTCTTGCTTGGGAGTACCGTACTACTCAAGCGTGAGGATGGAGATATGTGGAAGCTGGTAGGCAGGTACGATAGGAAAGATAGGTTGCTGTGATTGTAGACGAAGTTGAGAAGAGAGACCTTGTATCAGTAATTCTTGGAATGATGCCTGGAGGTGAGCGTAGGATTCTTAGTATGTACTACCTAGAAGGGTACAAGTGCCGGGAGATAGGTGAGCGTTTTGGGGTAAGTTCAGCGCGAATTAATGCCCTTATACGTGATATCTTGGGTGAGTGTCGATACTTAGCTACCCAGTTGGATAGAAGGAGGGTAATATTTTTCAAGCCATTGATTTCTATGAAGTCGGTCTTATTTGATCATACTCCGTACACCAAGAAGAAGCTATTGGCTCAAAGGAAGAAGACCAAAGAGAAGCAAGACATGGAGGAAGAATGGGCATACGAGAACTTCCAAGCTCATTGGGCCGATAGCATAGAGAAGGGTCACCACGTTCATCCTGCGATACGCAGAGCATATAAACGAAAAGTGGAGGAATCTAAATGTGGATAATCCCCAAAACGTTATCTCATTTTGTACCGGATACGGAGGGCTTGAGATTGGCATTAGACGAGCAGGCGTGGATGTTAGAACAGTCTGTTACTCTGAGATCGAAGCATTCTGCTGCGCCAACTTGGCAGCGAAGATTGAAGAAGGGAGGATGGATAACGCACCTATCTGGACGGATCTTAAAACCTTCCCAGCATCAGAATTTCGTGGAAAAGTACACGGAATCACTGGAGGGTATCCATGCCAGCCGTTCAGCAGTGCAGGAAAGCGAAAAGGCGAAGAAGACCCAAGGCACTTATGGCCATATATCCTCAAGCACGTCAGGGCAATTAGACCTCTTTGGTGCTTTTTCGAGAACGTCCGAGGTCACACCTCGATGGGGTTATGGCGAGTCCTGTCCGATTTGGAAGAAGATGGTTACGAAACGGAGTGGGGATTGTTCAGCGCGGAGGAAACAGGCGCGCCTCACCAACGCATCAGATGCTTCATCCTTGCGAAACTACCCGACACCCGAAGCCCATACAGTAGAGAAGTACAGCTTACAGAAGGACGGACAGAAGAAGACGCAAAGGAGCAGGAATCTAACTGCAATGGCGATCAACGGGGAGCTAGACAACTGGGCAACCCCGCAAGCCTCCGACCACATCGAGGGAGCGAGAACTGCGAAGGAGAGCAATCAGAAGTGCTTGGGGAGAGACTTGAATCAGATGCAGAATTGGGCAACACCAAACACGATGGATCATCTACCACCCAAGACGGGAGAAGCACTTGCAAGGAACAAGAAGAAGGGAGGATGCAAGAACTTGAGGGAGGATGTAAACAATCCCAAGATGAATTGGCCAACACCACGAGCAGGCAACCCAGGCAGTCGCAAGCCCGGAACGGGGGGCAAGATACTAGCGGAGGAAGCGAAGAAGAGTTGGGGGACACCACGTGGCTCGATGGCAAACAGTCCAACGGAGAAACAGATCAAGTTGGGAGCGCCTGCGAAGAAGATCGAGGATCAAGTGATGTGCGAAGAACACAATGGCCCGCCCGCCCAGGAGAAGAGCAGTACGAGTGGGAAGAACCACGGGTCACCGAAACTCAATCCGAATTGGGTCGAGAGTCTCATGCTGGGCAGAGGCATGACAGGGTGGACGCAATTGCCAACAGAGTGGATCGCTTGAGGTTGCTCGGAAATGGTGTATGTCCGCAAACAGCAGAACTAGCATGGAAGACTTTATGGAAGGAATTAAATGAAAAAAGATAAGAAACCAAAACGTTACCTTACCGGATACCTAGTTAATCCGCAGGGTAAGAAGACCCCAATTTATTCAACCGTTAAACCTGTAAAGAAATTGGCAGGCTCAAGCTTACCAGGCTCTCGAAAGAAGGAGCAGGTGTGAGTGGACAATTTTTAGGATGGGCGAGCTACGACGTTCAATGGCGTTGTGAAATATGTGGAGAGATTGGACCGAAGGACGATATGTTTGACCACGAAAATTATTGTCAGGGAAGCGAGTCTGAAGAGGACGAGTCTGAAGACGATGGAGACTCCACTTAGTCCGGTGGAAGCGGCAAAGGCGTGGGAATACTTCTGGTCAAACACGAAGGTCATACGCTTTGAGATCGGACCAGATGGAGAGAAGCGTGCAGTGCGCTCAAAGACCCAGCGAATCATGCCTTACGGTGGCACACTTGACTTTAGAAAGGCGAAGAAGTGAGCGTTGGAGCATTTCGTCAATGTGTACATGAGATCAAGTGCGTACTTCACCGTTGGGAAGAGGAGTCGGACTTAGGACAGGAAGGGGTACTTGAATCCTTAAAAGTCGCACTTAATGAATACTATGCTGAAGAGATCATAGAGTTTGAATCGGAGGTCGACTTAGATGAGGAGGATGATGAATGAACGTATATGAGCCTACAGGCAAGAAGGTTGAAAGCTGGCCCGAATGGGTCAAGCGCTTGAGCGAAGAGAATGAAAAGTTACGCAAGGAAAACATGGACCTCAAAAAGAGATGTTGTGATTTGTGGCGCGAGGTAACTGAGGAGAGGGCAAAGAATTGTAAATGAGTATTGAGGAAAGAATTACAAACTATGCAATTAGCATGGGTGCAGAATTTCAATGGGAATGCGTGTTTGATGGCAAACGAAGATGGGAAAATGTGTCTTATATGCGATGCGCTCAAACGGGTATACTTTTATTTATCCCCCCCTACGTATACGAGAATGATAAGTGAAATGCCCGCAGGGATTCCATCCGGTCTTTTGGCACAAATACGGGCGAGCAATACCCGAATCAGTTGTCGAATTACCACGGTGCGAGTTGAAAGACCTCGGTCCACCATGCTCGAAATTATCCCCAGAGACGTTGGAACGGATTCGGAGGGATGGTCAATTGGGAAAGAAGAAATCCCGGTCAAGACGCTCGAAGAAGGGATAATTGTGGCAATGGAGATGCAAGCGAGGGAATGAACATAACCCTCCAGCCTGACGAAGTACAAGTCTGCCAGATGATAGGCAGGATGCGTAGCCTCATTGCCCGTGGAAACGGGGTGCGTGATGCGAAGATGGGTGGACAGGACGGGAGCGAGGCAGATGTCATGGGCATGATGGCAGAGTATGCATTTGCAAAGAAGATGAATGTCTTCCCAGACCTTGGACTTACTCCACGAAGTGGATCAGCGGATGGAGTAATGGCAAGCGGTAAGCGTTATGACGTCAAAGCGTCTATGCATGAAAAGGCACACTTGTTAAGCACCTTGAAGGTAAACCCAGACGTTGACGTTTACGTCCTCGCAATCGTTCACAGTCCATTCGTGGACATTCGTGGCTGGGCATGGAAGGATGAATTAATCCGCGAGGAGAACAAGAAGGACTTGGGCCATGGGGTAGGGTATGCGCTAAGTCAGGATAAGCTTAGAGGATTTGATGCCTAAGATTACCTATACTGACGAGGTAGACGCGAGGTTTGGAATCCCGTGGACTAATGACTTGAAGTACGACAAGGGCGAGCTTGTCTGCGCACTGAGTGAGGAAGAGATTGATCGCTTGACCATAGAAGACCCAGAGCGTGCTGAGACGCTCACCCGTTTACTCATGGATCAACCTGGTAGCGAGAAAGAAGACCCTATTGAATGGGGATGGACTCTGCCCGGTTGGAGGCGCGTAATGGAGCGCTTCAGCAAGGATAAGATTCATGTGATACTTGGAGGCAACCGGAGCAGCAAGAGCTATTTTTCCACCCGTATGCTTGTCCACTTGGCACAGACCATACCCGAAGCTGAGATACGCAGTATGCACGTGACAGAAGAAAGGTCAGTTCAAGATAGCCAGAAAATGGTGTATGCTGCGCTTCCTGCTCGATATAAGAGGACAAAGAAAAAAGGACCGAATCATAGTCTGCAATATAACCAGAAGAACGGATTCAATTCTGCAAAGGCAATTCTTCCACCTACTGACCCAAGCGCGGAACGTGGAAGCACGATCTATTTTAATAATTATAGACAGTACATGGCAGACCCACAGATTTTTGAGGGTTGGTCTGCTCACTGCATTCACTTAGAGGAAGAAGTTCCCAATAATATTTACGAAACGCTTTTAGGTCGAACGGTTGACTATCATGGACGCTTGATTCTATCATTCACAACCCTTCAAGGATTTACTCCTTTAGTTGATAGCTTACTCAAGGGTGCGGAGACCGTAAAAACTCGATACAGTGAACTTTTGCAAAGGGAATTACCCGTTGAACAAGTCTCTGCAAATTGGCCCGATTGCCGGATTCATTACTTCTGGACTCAAGACTCGCCTTTCATTGATGGGCAAGAACTCGTCCGCACCTACTCCAAGCAACCTCTTGAGACAAAACTTGCTCGCCTGTACGGGATACCGTCCAAGTCCTTTGAAGGCCGCTTCCCTAAGTTTAACCGCGAGACGAATATTATACCTCACGAAAAGATTCCATTCATTGCAGACCCTTCACTCAAAGCTACGAGGTACTTTGTATGCGACCCAGGAGGAAGCAAGCCTTGG